GGGGGGGCTTGGGGCGGCCACGTCCCGGTGTTGGTCGGCGGCACGTTCCGTCCGCCCGTGGTGATCGGCGGCACATTCGAGCCGTCGCCCGTCGCGCCCGGCGGCGTGCCGCTATAGGCGGGAGCCGTGGTTGGCTGCGGCGGCACCGGCCCGGTACCGGGTGCCCCGCCCGCGCCCGGTGGCGTGCCGGTATAGGCGGGCGTGTCGCTGCGCGGCAGGCCGGTGTTCACGTCCGGGATCGGGGGTCCGGCGGGCGTGTCGTAGATCGCCTTACCGGGCTTTTCCTTCGCCGCCTCGTCGGACGTGACGCCGCCGGGCTTCTTGGCCTTGCGCTCCAACTCCGAGGTATCGACCTCGTGCGACACCTGATGCACCGGCGGCGTGCCGGAGACGGCGGATGGTGCTACCGTAGTAGAACCCGTCTCGCCGGGGAATTTGGTCGGATCGGGCAGGCCGTTCGGCATGGTCCCCGGCTGGCCACCCGGCTGGCCACCCGGCTGGCCGCCGAAGCTGCCGTCGTCCGGCGCGAGGGCGGCGCGCAGCGCGTCCAGCTCCATCTTCTGCCGGTCGTTGGCCATCTGCCGGGCGCTGGCTTCCTGGTAGTGGTCGGCCCCGGAATACAATCCGTCGACGAGTGGCCCGATGTTCATTGCCATGGTGTCGACGCTCCTACAGCATACCGAGCAGGGCCGAGCCGCCGCCGCTCATGCCACCGGAAATCGCGCCACCGATCATCCGGCCGATGCCCTGCATATTCTGGGCGATCTGCTGGTTGTTGTATTGGGTGTGGGCCATGTTGTCCTGAAAGCCGGTATTCATCATGTTGCCGGCCCCGGCGAGCGCGCCGGTCGACGAATTTAATGCACTCGACCCGCCGGAGAACCACGAGGCCGGGTTGCCCATCATGTTGCTGCCGGTGGACATGGTCCCGAGACCGGCATTGATCCCCGACGTGCCCGCCTGCGTCGCCCCGGCGTAGGACTGCGCCACCTGCCCCGGATAGCCGCGGCCGATATTGACCGCCTCGCCCTGGAGTGCCAAGCCCGTGGCCTCGGTCTGCACGCGCGACTGAGTGCCGGCGGTGGCCTGCGCGGCGGCCTGCTGCACGCGGGTGCCCAAATCCAGGGCGGCATAGCGGGTCTGGCTGGGGTCGATGCCGTAGCTCTCCAACGCCGACTGGCTGGCGTTGCGGGCTTGGTTGAACTGGGTGGCGACCTCCGCCTCGGCGGCTCCGGCCTGCTGGTTCGAGCGCGTCGGCGAGTTCCAGCCGGTCGCCTCGCTCGCGAACTTGTCCTCGATCGGCTGGTAGACCGACTTGTAGCGCGCCTCGGCGTCGCTGGCCTGCTGCGTCTGCTGGTCGCTGTTGGCGATCATTGACTTCATAAAGGCATCGGTCTGCGGCTTCTGGTCGGCATATTGCTGCCGCGCCCAGTCGAGCTGCTGCTGCGACGTGTCGTAGGCTTTGTCCGCCGCGTAGCGCGCCGTATCCGCGTTCTGCGTCGAGGCGGCGACCAGCGGCGTGTAGTCGGGCGCCGGGGGCGCTTTCTGCTTGCCGCCCATTACGCGGCCCTCTCGATGCGATGGTGCTTGGGCTTGAGCGCCAGCCAGCGGCATTGCGCGCGGGTCATGCCGAGCACCCACATGTCGGCGTCGGGGTAGACCTCGCGGATGATGGCTTCGAGCTTGAAGCCCGCGCGCATGTCCTGATCCAGCGCGATCTCATTGGTGGAGCGCACCAGCGCCAGCACCTTGCGCACACCGAGCTGGTTGAACGAGTAGTCGAACACCATCCACATCAGCTCGCGCGAGCACCAGCGGGGATCGCTGCCCGCCATGTGGACCGTGATCGAGGCACCCAAATAGTTGCACAGCGCGAACCCTCCGCGCCGAGTGTTACTACCGTCGTAGTTCATAAGCGAATGATCGGTGTCCGGCGAGAACACGCCTTGGACCTGCTGCATGATCCAATGGCCGTCGCCGGGGTGGTTGATGCGGATGTTCATGGACGAGCCTCCAACGCGGCGACACGCGCTTGCAGCGCCGCGATCTGCTCCGACATCGCCACGAATAGCTCGTCGGTGGACATCGCCTTGCCCTCGGGGGCGTCGCGCGTCAGCGTTCCATTGGTCTCGGCGCGCAGCCGCTGGCCGCCGTAGAACCCGCCGTGGACGCGGCAATTTCCGCCGCCGTCGAGCCACATCTGCGCCCAGCCGTCCCAGCGCTGCCACGTCCACATGCCCGTGCTGGTATCCATGAAGAACTGGTAGCTCTCCCAGTTCAGCGCGTGGATGCTGCCGCTGACATAGAGCGAAGTCGCGCCGCCATTCGCGGCAAAAGTGCCCGCGACGACGGTATTGCCCGAGGCGTCGAGATGCAGCCGCGAGCTTTGGAACGCCCCGTTGCCGTCGACATTGGCCAGATAGAGCTGGTTGTCGGCCCCGAGCAGCAGCCCCGCCGCGATGCCGTGGGTGGTGTCCCAGCAGGTGAACACCGGGTTGTTGCCCGCGCCGATGGAGAACACACGGCCGTTGTTGGCGCGCACGTCGCCGCGCGCGGACGCGCCGCCGTCGGTCTGGACCGTGAAGTTGACCGTGCCGTTCTCGACGAAGCGCCAGAAGCCGTCCGCCGCGCCGCGCGCCAGATAGTAGTTCGGACCGATCTGAAACAGGCCGCCGGTGGCATAGACCCCGACGCAATGGACGTTGCCGGACGCATTGACGTCGCCCGCCGCGTCCACGTTGCCGGACGAATGCACGTAGGCTGCCGTGATCTGGCCGGTGACGTCGACGTTGCCGCTGATCGTGCCGCCCGTGGTCGGAAACCGCGACGTGTCGTGCGGATGGACGTGATCGCCGCGCGACCATTCCCCGGAGACGCCGGGATTGGCCACGCCGTCCATGAGCGGCGGCGCGTTCGAGGACGGCATCCCCGCCGAGGCATCGCCCGGCGCACCCTGCGGTCCGGCGGGGCCGGTCGGACCGGCGGGTCCGGTGTCGCCCTTGGGGCCAGCCGGTCCGGGCGGCCCGTCCGGGCCTTCCGGTCCCGTCGGTCCCGGCTTGCCCTGCGGCCCCGGCGGTCCGACCGAGGAGCCGCCCGAGCCGCCCCCGGTGACGTTGTGCGCGAGCAGGTCGTTGAAGGTGACCGCGCGATCCAGCACCGAGCCGGAAAACCCGGAGAGCTGGTCCATGTTCGATTTCAGCACGCGCAGCGCCATCGCGCCGTTCTGCGCGCTGGGGTCGGGCACCCCCATCAGCGTCTTGTTCGCCGATACCGGGCCGAAGATGCTGATCGCGGTGCTGTCAGGCACCTTGCAGCTCCTTCACCGTGGTGGCGAGCTGCACCTGATAGACGGCGATGCAGGACACGATCTCGAACTGCCACTCGTACGCCATCAGCCCCGAGGGCGGGCGCAGCAGTTGCAGCGGCTCGATGATCGGCATTTCGTAGATCATCTCGTCGTCGGCGAACAACCGGAACAGGCAGACCACGCCGTCCGGCAGCACCAGACCGGAATTGTCCTGCGTGCTCATCGGCGGCGCGGGCGGTGCTACTGCGGTAGTAACCTCCTTCGAGACCCAGAGCTGCACCGCGCCGATATTGGTCGGCTTGGGCAGGTTGAATTTCTTGCTGCGCCAGCGCCACGTCATCGCCTGCGCCGTCGGATCGTCCCAGCGGTAGACCAGCTTGTCGTTGATGATGAAGGTGCTGCCGTCATAGGGGTCGTTCCACACGCAGTCGGCCCCGGAGACCGGGTCGATGTGGATGACGCCCAGGCGCGGCTCGCCGTAGTCGATGATGAACCCGTGGTCGCCGCCGTTGATCGCCAGGAACTGACTACGGTGTCGACACGCTATCAAACTTGCACCCTTGTATTCTTCGAGCCAGATATTCCGGGTAACTTGTTGCAGAGTCATATTTTGCATTCCCATATAATTGAGCATTATCAAGCCGTTCTGGGATGAATAGTAGACGCCCATGAGGTCGGTGATGATGCTGCCACGGGAGATGCAAGGCTCCGGCACCTGCAAGCCGGAGAAGGTGAACGAGGACGGCATCTGGCCCGAGCCGATGGCCGGCGTGCCGAGCGTCAACGCGACGAGGCTTTGCTGCCAGACGCCGAAGCCGACGATATCGAAGATCAGGCTTTGATCGTAGCTGGCGGGCCATGCGTGCGGGTGGTCCGGCTCGCAGAAATGCACGGTGTTGCGCGTGAACCCGACCAGCATCCCACCGGGCATGACGGTCATGCCGTCGAGGTTGTCCGGCGGGTTGACCCAGTTGGTGCTGGCCAGCACGAGGTTGCCGACGATCTCGCTGTCGAGCAGCGTGTCGTGATAGGGCTGCGGTGGCACGTCGCCGAGGCTGATCTTGAAGTCGCGCACCTGGTAGTAGACCGCGCCCGAGGTCTGCCCGACCACGGTGCGATACAGCCGGATGGTGATCGGCCCCGGATAGTTCCTGCCCGCCACCGGCCCCGGCAGCGCGCCGTTGACCCAAATCTGCCAGTCGCCGTCCGATGCCCCGTCCACCGGGTCGGAGGGCGGACTGGGCGCGCTCTCCTCGCCGTAGGAATTGATGAAGGTGATCAGGTAGGAGCGCGACACCCACGGCACCACGTCCGGCGCGGTGCCGCCGGAGGCGCTGACCACGGGCGTGTAGGCGGCGGTCGGCTGGATCACGCCGAGATCGTAGGGCGGCCAGCCGTTGCGGATGTCGTCGTAGGTCGACCACTTCGCGTTTTCCCCCGGCGATGTCCAGTAGACGCGACGGTATTGGTCGTTGGCCAAGGGCGAGCGCACGCAGCTCGAATAGGGCGAGGGTAGCGGCAGCCACGCATCGGGGTCGCCCACGACCGGCCCCGGCAGCCGGTAGGCCCGCATCACCGGATCAGGGGCGGCGGTCAAATCCTTGATCAGCAGCGGCACGCCCAGCCCATCGAGCGGGCCGGACTGGAGATCGACGTTCCAGGCGTCCTCGGCCATCGCGGGCGGCAGCAGCCGAGGGTCGGTCCTCGGCATCTCGCCGCCCATATCCTTGACCGACCACTGTACCATCGCTGCCTATCACGGTAGTTTTCTACTACGGTAGTGCGCTACTTCCGCTTCTTCGCCGCCATGAACTTCGGCAGTTCCTTGGCATCGCGCTTCATGTCCGCCTTCGAGCCTTCCTTGACGCCCTTGTCGTTGTCGAACTTGGACTGCTCGAAGCCTTTGGCGGACTTCTTGGCGAACGGGTTCTTGGCCATCGGAAAACCTCCTACTTACGCCGCAGCGCCTTCTTCATGGAGATCGGCATCCCCGGCTTGCTCGGGCCTGGGATCGCGGGCGCGGCCTTGGACTTGCCAGGATTGCCCGGCGAGTTGCCGGCGGGGTTGCTGCCTTTCGAGGCCGGATCGACCGAGGACGGGCCGATCTTGCCGGACGGAATACCCTTCATGGTGCTGCTCCTGCTAGGTGGTTACGACGGTAGTAGCTCATCCGCGCGAGGTCTGCGTCGGTAGTAGCGCTTCCAGAGCGGCGACGCGCGCGGCCAGTGCCTCGATCATGGCGTCGTAGGACACCGGGTTGCCCGGCTCGACCTCCAGCACGCCCGCGACCCTGGCGGCGCGCTGGCCGCCATAGACCTGCCCGTGGACATGCAGATTGCCGACGCTGTCGAGAAACATATTGGCGACGCTGCCGGGGGTGAACCACCCGAAGATGCCGCTAGACCAGTCGAACGTAGAGGACCAGCCATCCGTCGTGTAGCGTATCTCGCGAGTGGCGTTCGAGACGAACATAAGGATGCCGCCGGTGCCGCCGACATAGATCACCCCGTTGGTGACGCTGTCGCCGTCGGTCTGCGTGCTGCCGGTCGAGTGGACATAGGCCCCTTGCAGCGCGGCCCCGGCGATGACGTTGCCGTTGGCGTTGATGCTGCCGACGGCGGAGATCGCGCCGCCCGACCAGATCGACGTGCCCGCGCCGAACGCGCCGTCGACATTGAGCGGGCCGAGGATGTGTGCCGAGTTGAACTGGCCGTAGGCCCCGGTGACGTTGCGCCCGGCGGTGATATCGACGCCCACGCTCAGGCCGCCGGCGATGCCCGCGTTGCCGTTCGCACTGAGGTTGCCGCGCGCGGTGATGTTGGTGCCCTGGATGTCGGTGTACGCATACACGTCGGCGCTGGCGATGATGCGGCGGCCGTAGATGTCCAGCGGCGTCGAGATATTGCCCGCCGTATAGATCGACGACGCGGAAAACGCGCCGTTGACGTTGGCACCGCCGGCCCCGACGTTGAGGGTATAAGCATCGAGCGAGCCGCCGGCATGGATGTAGCCCGGCGTGGTGATGCCGGTCGCCGAGGCCAGCACGCCGCCGACATTCTCGTTGCCGTTGACGGTGAGGGTCTGCACGGTGACCGCGCCCGTCGCGGTCACCGTGCCGGTAACCGTCAGGCCCGCCAGCGTGGTCGCGCCGTCCACCTTGGCGGTGCCGAGGACGTGCAGATTGCCGTCCACGGCGGCGTCTTTGCCCACGTTCAGATAGCCGCCGATGGTGGTGTCGCCGGCGATGTCGTTGGCCGCACTCGCCCAGCCGCCGGGCAGCCAGACGAACAATTCCCGCAAGGTGGTGTCGTAGTAGTGGTCGCCGACCTCAAGCGGCGTGCCGTCCGGGCGGATCGTCGGCGCGGTGCCGAACGAGCCGAGCAGCCGCTGGCCGTAGAAGCTGTCATCGCGCAGCGTCGCCATGCCGGCGGCGGTGATGCGGTGCGAGACGATCACCCCCGGCGCCCAGGCCAGCGCCGCGGTGCCCTCGGTGCCGCGCGTGACCTGGAGATTGTTGGTGCTACGGGAGTAACACCGGCATATCTCGCGGATCGGCGGGACGACTTTTCTGTCCTCGATCACGAGGTCGAACACGTCGGTGCCGCCGGCGGGCGGGAACAGCGCCGCGTCGGCGGGGGCGACGATGAGATGGTTGTCGGTCGGCGAGATGCCGACCTGCAACGCCGAGACCGCGTTGTTGGCGAACTGGACCGTCATAGCGCTTGCACCGCCTTGATGACGCCGGAGCGGACCGAGCAGTCGACCCGGACGTTGATGGCGCGGCCGGACGTGCCGCCGACCGTAAATTCGAGCGCGTAGGTGTTCCCGTCGGTGCCGAAATCGACGAACACCTGCGCCTGCACGTCGTTGTCGAGGAGGTAGGCCGAGTGGACCGTGAGCGGCGTCGGATCGGGCGGCAGCACGACCGGGCCGGCGGGCGGGATCGACGGCGGGTAGGGACCGGCCCAGGTCGCCGCCAGCAGGGTCACCAGCACGTCGCTGATCGACACCAGCAGCTCGCCGGGGTCCACCCAGTCGGTAAAGTCCACGGTGTAGCGCGCCCGGTCGCGCGGGTGCTTGGTGACGCGGCCGACGATGGGCACGGCGGCGATGGTCGGCTGCCAGAACAAAATCTCGCCGCCGCCATCGGTAGGAACTACTACGGTAGTGCCGCGTGCTTTGAGCATAATGGTCCCTACCCGTCCCGGCCCGGCCCCCGTGAGCGTCAGTTCGTCGTAGTCGAGCTGGCACGACACCGCGACGGTCGCCAGCTCGACGCCGATCGGCTCGATGGAATACCTACTCACAGCTTGAGCACGCCGCCAAAGTTCGCATCCCAGTTGATGCTGATATCTTCCTGCTCCGGCCACATCCCGAAGCCGAGCCCTTGGTCGAGGAAGCAGGCGAGCTGGAACGTGCTGCTGTCGCCGCCGCCGTCATCGAAGGCGATCAGCGCGCCCTTGATCGGCCCGGTGGTCGTGACACCAGGCAGGATGGCGCGGTTGACCTGGCACACGCCGTCGGAGCGCACGACCGGCGCGAACAGCGGGTAGAACGGCGTCATCACCACGCCGGTCGGCAGGTCGATGACATGCTTCTCGGCGGCGTAACTGGGCGTGTAAGCCACAGACGTCAGCGCCAGCACGAGGCTCTGCACGCCCCAGTCGATGCGCCCGCGCGCGAACTCGGCGGCGGTGATGTCGTAGATCGCGCCCATCAGACTTTCCTCCGGCCACGGGCGAAATACGGGAACCGCCATGTCGGCGCGTGGCGGCTGTTCATGTGCGCGGCGCGGCCCCGCGCGCGAGAAATGCCGACCTCGAAGCGCCGCCCGAAGAACTGCGCGAGCTGCATGTTCGAGTAGGGCTTGGCCGGCTGGCCGTACAGGCGGCTCAGCGCGCCGTCGCGCAGCGGCTCGAACCACAGATCGGTCAGGAAGCCCGGTATCTGGTTGGACAGCCGCACCGGCTTGAGGGCGACGAGCGCGTGGCCCTGGCGTTGTAGGGTGCTATCACCGTGGTCGACCAACACCGCAACAGGCTGCATTTCCCACTGGCTGAGACCCTCCAGTTCGAGCACCTGCACGATCAGGCTGGCCCCATCGAACGGGTTGAAGTCGAGCATGTTGACCCCGGCCCCGAGGGTCCACTGCACGGTCTGCCGCCAGAACGTGCTGCGCGTGCAGAAGTCTTCGATACTGTCCCACAGGCACATCTGCACGACGGCGTGCAGCACGCCGGGCACCACCGCCTCGATCTCGTCGAAGAAGCGGTCCAGCGCCTCCCTGGGACGCATCAGCGTGGCGTGCTGGGTCGGCGGGACGGTGCTCACGAGGCCCCCATTACGATGCCACCGTCAGCAACGAGGTCACCGCCTTGTTCATCATGGTGACGGCCCGGCTGTCGTCGGCGTAGGTGTCGTCGCGCAGCGAGCTGCGCCCTACGACGTAGTAGAGGCAGGCGTTGTAGGCGGTCGCCGGCAGCGGGAACGGCGTGGTGGTGTTGGCCATCGTGTAATAGGGCACCGGGTCACGCAGCCCGATGCCCGCGCCGAGGAACATGTCCGGTCGCTTCGCCCTGATCTCTGCAACGATACCGTTGAACGCCTCCAACAGCTCGTCATCGGTGTAGCGATAGGGCGTGTGCTTGTCTTGCAGGAGCGTGCGCGCTTCCGCGAGAACAGTGGCGATGGTGCGAACGGTGCCGCTCATCGGCGCGGGCCTTACGGTGCGTGAGGTTACGACCGTAGTAGTTTAGGCCGTGCCGCGAACGGCATACAGTTCCGTCAACGCGATCCCGTCGAGGACCTTGTTGCCGTAAATCTGTAGGCCGCGCATCAGCGTCCCGAACGCCTGCTCCGACCGCATGGTCTCCATGTTGGTCATCTGCGAGGCGAACGACAGGCCGTGCGGATGGCCGGCGAACACGCGCGTCGCGGTGTCGGTGCCCTCGACCGCCGTGGGCAGCAGGTTCGACCCGTACAGCGTGAAGCGGTCGATCATGCCGAGACGGCCGTTGCGCACCAGCGAGACGCCATCGCCCGAGATCGAGGCGTTGCGCAGGTCGGACTTCTTGACCATGCCGGCGAGCCAGGGCGGCAGGATGAGCCAACGTCCCGTCTCCGGGATATTTTGTTCGTCCAAAACCGTTCCCATATCGACAATGAAATCGAGCACCGTGGAGGGCGTCACCACCGCCGGTGCGCCGACCGCGCCGAGGTTGATGTTGGCGCTGTGCTTGCCCGCCGTGGCCCCTTTGTTGGCCGCGACGATGCCCGCGTCGATGGTGCCGAGCACGGCGACGTCGATGACGATCTTCATCTGTTCGGCGGCGTCGTCGGCCCACAGCGAGAGCTGGTTGATGTCGCTCTGGACCTCCATCACATCGTCCAGGATCGTATTGAAATACTGGCCCTGGTCGATCAGCATTTCTATGATGTTGGACGACGGGCGCTCGACCAGCAGCGGCTGATCCGCCTGATACGGCCGGATCGTGATGGTCGGCTTCGTCCTGATCTTGACCTTGTCGCCGTGGCTGGAGATTTCGCCCTCGTAGTCGGTGTTGGCAATCGCGGCCAAAACCGTCGTTGCATAGAATTTCTCGATGAGTTTGCCCGACCAAATCTCGGGAATGAAGACGCCCGAGTAGGGCGGGGTCGCGCCGGTGCCGGCCCCGCCGAACGGGGGATTGGCGACAGGATAGGCCATGAGAGTGCTCCCAGAGAATTGCTACCGTAGTAGCTATGTTTCAGACCACACGTTGAGCGGCGAACGCGGCATTGATCTCGGCTTCCCTGGCCTGACGCGCGGCGTCGCGGCCTCGGTAATGACCTTGAATGATCGCGTCGTAGAACGCCTTGACCTCCGCCCTGCGGATGATCGGCGGCTCGCTCGCGCCGTTCGTGCTGCCGGACCGGACGGTGCCGGGGGCGGCCAGGGTTTCGAGGGGTAGCCTTCCCGCCTGCCCCGCCGAGGGAGAGATCGGCGGCGTGGTCTGGATCGGCTGTGTCCCGCCCTGGTTGGGAACGGTATGCTCGCGCAAATACGCTTGGAAGATATTGACCACGCGGGCAGCGTCACCCGCGCGATAGGCTTCTACCAGCCTAGGGTGGTTGGATTGTCCAGAAAAAACGTCGGGACGCGCCAGCCATTCGTGGAAATTCACGTCGCGGTCGATCTGTTGCCAGTTTGGCACAGACGCCGCCAGCCGCGCCTCGACATCGCGCTCGGCGGCGGTGCGCGCCACCTGCTGCATCTGCTGGCGAAGTTGCTGCTGCTGCTGGCGCAGCTCGGCGATCTCCGGTTCGACGCCCGCGCGCGACCAGCGCTGCGAGGCCGAGACCAAGTCCGCGCCGAACGTCTCGATGTCCTCTTGCGGCACGTCGATCTGGGAGCGCGGCGCGGGCGCGGTCAGGCGCTCGATCTCGGCGCGCTCGGCCTGCGCGTGCAGCCGGGCGATCTCGCTCTGCGCCGCCCCGAGTTGCTGTTGCAACCGGGGTAGCTCGGCGGAGTATTTGCCTTCGAGGGTGCGGTAGCGTTGCTCCCACGCCGACACGTCGGGAGGCGCTGCCTCCGTCGGCGTCGGCGCGGGAGACCCGGCACCCGTGTTCGCCATGCCCTGCGGCACGGGTGCGGGGCTTGCTGGCGCAGCCGGAGCGGGGGTGGACTGCCCAGGACCAGTCCCGCTTTCGGCTGCGTCAGCAATCGGTTTTCCAGAGATCGCGGCTTCCAGCTCGGCGGTCTGGCGCGCGACGCCGTGGGCGTATTCGGTCTGCAAGGCGGCGGCACGCTCGGCCTGCCGGCGCACGGCCGGCGGGATCGGCGTCTCGAACCCGGCATTGGGATCGACCGGCGGGGCCGGGGCCGATACGGGGGCTGGGGGCGGTGCGGCCGTCGTCTCGGACATAGGTTAGCCCTTCTTGTCAGTCGTCGTAGAGAATTTCGTGGTGGCTTTCGGCGTCGGCGGCGGCTCGTCCAGCGGCTCGGCGTGGTGTCCCTTGCCGTGGCGCGACTCGGCGGGAAGCTGGGTCGCGTGGACGGGCGCGGTCTCCTCGATCACCCCCGCTCTGCCCTCGTGGGCGCGGCCCTCGTGCGGAGAGACGTGCTCGGCGAACAGGTCGCCGTGGCCCTCTACTACCGTAGCAACCGCGCGCGGGTTCTTGCCGGAGGTCGCGGCCTCGTAGCCGACCCACAGGTCCAGCAAGGCGCGGGCATAGGCGGTCGCCTCGATGCGCTGCTCGACCGGCGAGGACGCCGCGGCGATCAGCCGGTCGCTCCACATGCGCCGGAGTTCGGCGAGCACGAGGGCAAATTCCTTGCTGCCGCGCAGGCCCCGGCAGGCTTCGGCGGCGGGGGTTCCGATATTCAATCCCATGGGTTCGTTCCTTAGAGGTTGCCCGGCGAGGACAGGGTCTTGCCGACGATCCCGCCGAGGCGCGGGTGCGAGCGGATGCCACCCATGGCCCCGCGCACGGGGGCCAGGTCGGTGTTCGGCGAGGTCGGCAGGCTGGTCGCGGGCGTCATCGGTTTGGGCGCCATGACCATCGACGCAGGCGAGCCAGGCGCGGGCGGCTGCGTCCCATAGTGACCCAAAGCCCGCCCGGCGGGGTTGCCCCCGCCCAGCGGCGTCCGGGGGATCGGCATCCCGCCCTTGATGCCGCCGGGATGGCTGGAGATCGGCATGGCTACTCACCACCGCCGACGCCGGCGACGCCGTAGTCGCTCTTGCCGTCGGGGACGAAGCTGCGCCCGTTGCCGCTCGGCAGCTTGCCCTTGGGGTAGGCGCGGGCGCTGCCGGTCGGGCCGCTGGTGCTCGCCTTGCCGCCCTTGGCCCCGTCGAGCGTGGTGCGGGCGAGTTCCTTGGTCGGTGCTTTGGTGTCCATCAGATCGCTCCTTGGTGTTGCTGAAAGGCGTTGAACGGCGGTGCGTGGTCGGAGTGCGCCGACGGGCCGGGCTGCGGCGCGGGGTTGGGCAGGGAATGTCCCCCTGCTCCGGGCGGCGAAGGACCCACCCCACCGCCGCCCGGAGTGCTGCCGGGCGAGGGAGGCCCGCCCGGCGCACCCCCTGGCGGGCCGCCCGGCTGTGCCGGACTGGGCGGTCCACCGGGAGCCTGTGGCGCGCTGCCGGGCGGTCCGCCCGCGCCCGCTGCCGTCAATGCCTGTCCCGCCGCCGCCATCTGCTTCTGGGCGTCGAGCTGCGACTGCATGGTCTGATCGTCCGGCACCACGTCGTCCGGCAGGCCCATGTTCGCGGCCACGGCGCGCAGCACGCGGGCGCGACCCATCGGGCCGATGATCTGCGCGTCGATCGGGTTGCCGGTGATCTGCAAAAACTGGAGCTGCTTCTGGCGCTCGGTCTCGCGCTGCACCGCCACATTGACGCCCCGGACGCGGATGCTTTCCTGCCCCGTCAATACTCCGGTAGTATCGGTGAGCATGATCAGGTCGTACATGCCGTCCAGTAAGGGAGCCATGACGTCGCGGTCGATGTTGCCAGCCACCGTCTGCAACATCTTCTGCGCGTTGTTCATCAGCATCGACAGGCCCGACGCCGTGCGGCCCGCGCCGCCGGACAGGCTCTCGCCGGTCACGTAGCGCGGGATCGCGGATGCCTCGTCCGCCATCGTGTTGGCGTATTGCAGGACTTGAAGGTTCTCCTGCACGTTCGACGCGGGCTGGAAAAACTCGACCGGCTTGGCGCTCGGATTGCCCATCGGGTCGCGCGAGATGCGCCAGCGCTTCCACGGATACAGCTCGTCGCCGTTCTCGGTCGGCGACAGCGCCTCCTCGTCGATGACCACCTGCGGGCCTGACGCAATGGAGAGGTTGTTGACCGTCGCGCGCAGCGCGGCGTTGCTGATCTCCTGGATGTCTTCGAGCAGGTCCGGCAGGCCGTGGCCATGCACGGTCCCCGGCACCTTCTCGAAACTGGTGACATAGTAGGGGTGCCGCTGCCGGGGCATCGGGTTGATCTGGGTTTTCAGGGTGTAACGGCCGACCACCCAGCACTGCACGTTGTAGTCGCGGTCGATGTCGGGGATGGTTTTCGGATCGGCCCCGTTCGCCAGCAGCATGTCGCCCTGGATCATGCCGTTGAACTCAAGACCTTCGATGATGCCCGAGCGGTTGAGGTTGGGGTTCTCCCTGCCCTCGTTGATCGCCTGTTCGGTATCGGGGCTGTCCAGCCACTCGCGCAGGCCACGCCGGTAATCGTCGATGGCGCCGCGCACCGCCTGCTCGTCGTAGCCGGGCAGGCCGATCAGCGCGTTGAGGTCGGCCCTGGTAAAGCGTTTGCGCTCTAGGGTGTCGGCGTCCTCGATCCTTGACACACCCGGCGTCCAGTAAAAATCGAACGGCGACACCCGCTCCCAGAACATCCGCGCCTGCTGCCGGATGCTGGCGGCGTTGCCGTTCCAGACGATCTGCGGGACCATGCGCACCACCGGCCCCTTGAGCACGGCGTACGGGAAGATCGGCAGGTCGGTCAGGAACTCGGCCAGCGAGTCATAGAATTTCCCCTCGACCAGCATGTCCTCGATCTTGTCGGCGGTGCTGTTGGCCTGCATCAGCGCCTGCTGGCGCGCGGCCTGCACGGCGGCGTGCAGCAGGCCCATCTGCCGCGCGTGGAGCTGTTCGGGGATCGCCGGCTGGCCGGACTGCGCCAGCGTCGCCGCCTCGATCTGGATCAGTTGGATGATGTGGTCGAGCACGCCGGGCGGCACCGGCGGGTCGGGCTGCGGCTGGATGTCCCACGGGCGGTCGGGGCCGAGATAGACGTCGCGCATCAGCGCGGTGGCCCCCCGGCATTTGCCGGAAACCAGCCGCGAATAGACCTCCGAGCCGCCGAATTTCTGGATTTCGGTGAGCTTGGCGCTGTCGTATTTGCCCTCGATCATGCGCTGCGCCCGCAGCAGCCGGTTGTTCAGGCTGTCGGCCCCCTGGTTGGTGTTGCGGTGGTTGCGGAACATCATCCAGGTGTTGCGGATGTAGGCCCCGAGATCGAGTTCATGCAGTTGCAAGGCGCTCTGGCGGCGCGCGGCCTCGTCGGCGCGGCTCTGCGCGTCGCGGCGATCCAGCTCCTGACCGGAGACCACGCGAAGCAATCCGCCGGCGCGGGCCTGCGCGGGCGGCGTCGAGACCGAGACTCCTGGCAGCGCTATGGGCACTTGGCCCCCTTATCTACTACCGTAGTAGCCATGACTAGGCCATGCTAAGGCGCTGACGCAATAGCTCGTGGCTGGAACATGTCCCACCTACCAGATGCAGGACTCGATACCACGGTCGACGACTCGGGCGAGTTCATCTCCCTGGCCACGCTGATGAGCGGGCGCGGCGTCGTCACCAGGGTCATCCCGGTCAAGCCGCCGAACCCGCTGGCGCTGCCGCATCACTCGCTGGTCACCCTGATCGCGCAGGCGACCTATTCCTACGAAGACATCGGCAAGCAGTTCGCGCTGACCGAGGGCCATGTCGCGTGGTTCGCCATGCAGCCGGGCAACAAGGCGCAGATCGAGCGCGTGCGCGCGGAGTTCAACCATCCCGACAATCTGCGCGCCAAGCTGCAATCGCTGGCCCAGACCGGGCTGGCCGAGTTCGGGCTGCCCGAGGGATTTCGGCTGCTGCTGGACCCGGAAACCCCGGCGGCGGCGAAAGTCGGGCTGATCAAGGAGATGCGCCAGATCGCCGGGATCGGCGAGGGCGACGGTCCCGCCGGGGCGGGCGGCCCGCAATTCGCGGTCATCATCAACATGGGCGACCGCGTCGAGACCATCGACATGGTGCCCAACACTGCCGCGCACGAGCTGGCCGCGTGAGCCTGACCTACGCGCCGAGCCTCACCGTCCGGCGGTTCATGCTGGACAGCACCAGCCTCGTGCGGGTGATGGTCGGCCCGTACGGCTCCGGCAAGACGATGGGCGCGATCATGGAGTTGGTGCGGCGCATGACGCAGCAGCGCCCGCACTCGGACGGCGTGCGCTACACTCGCTTTGCCTGCATCCGCAACACGTTCGCCCAGCTCAAGGCGACCGTGCTGGCCGACATCCAGCAATATCTCGGCCCGATGGTGCAGTTCTACGTGACCGACTCGACGGTGCGGATCAGGTTCGCCCTACCCGATGGCACGCGCATCCACTCCGACTGGCCGCTTATTCCGCTCGATACCAAGGAGGATCAGCGCAGATTGCTGTCGTTGCAGCTCACCGGCGCCTGGGTCAACGAGATCAGGGAAGTCCCGTTCGAGATCATCGACGCGCTCATAGGCCGCTGTGGACGTTACCCCTCCAAGATAATGGGCGGGCCGACGTGGTTCGGGGTCATCGGCGACACGAACCCGTGGGACGTGGACAGCGCCTACCACGAGGTCATGGTGCTCGCGCCGGACCCGCGTTTCGCGCTGTTCCACCAGCCGAGCGGCATCGGTCCCTATGCCGAGAACGTCGAGAACCTGCCGCCGAACTACTACGAAAATCTGATGTCGAACCGCGGCAAGGGCTGGGCCGAGGTCCATGTCGAGTCGATGTGGGGGACCTCGAATGCGGGGCAGGCGGTGTTCCGCTCCAGCTTCCACGCCGAAACGCATGTCAAAGACATTACTACGGTAGTGAACCCGCACCGCCCGATCATGGTGGCGCAGGATTTCGGCCGCACCCCCTGCGCGCTGATCACCCAGGTGGACACGCTCGGGCGTCTCATCGTCTACAAGGAGGTCGTCACCGAGGATATGGGGCTGATCCAGATGCTCGAAGAACAGCTCAAGCCAGAGCTGTCGGCTGAGCCCTACGCGGGTAAGCGGGTGTTCGTCGTGGCCGACCCGGCGGGCCGCGAGAAAAGTCAGATCAGCGAGGAATGCCCGTTCGACGTGCTGCGCGATCAGGGCTTTCTGGCGTATCCAGCCTCGACCAACAACGTCGAGCCACGCATCAACGCGGTCGAGAAGCTGATGCGCACGTCCATCGGCGGCCAGCCCGCCCTCCAGATTTCGCGCGCCGGCTGCCCCATCCTGATCCGCGCCCTGGCCTCGCAATACCGCTACAAGAAGATGCGCGACGGGCGCCTGGAAGATCGCCCGGAGAAGCTGCACCCGTGGTCGGACGTGGCGGATTGCCTGCAATATGCGGCCCTCGGGGTGTCAGGGAACTACACTGGTAGGGTGTTACTACGGGAGCAACGTAGACTGTCGGCACCCCGGCAGCGCATTACCGCAGCAGGTTGGACCTAGCGGAACACCAGGACCAGGATCACGACGAGGACGATGAGCACCAGCCCGCTGCCGCCATAGACGCCGTAGCCGGAGCCGACCCAGCCCTGCCGGTAGCCGAGACCGCCGAGGCCGCCGAACAGCAGCAGGATGATCAGCAGCAGGACGATGATGTTCATGGGCGGCCTCGTCGTTTGGGTTGCGCGATGCCCGCCGGCGGCTTGAGCGGCGGCAGCAGCGGCTTGTCGGGCAGCGTGGGCGTCTCCGGCGGCTTCTCCGGCGGCTTCTCCGGTGGCTTCTCCGGCGGCAGCAGCGGCTTGTCCGGCAGCGTCGGCTTGTCGGGCAGCGAGGGCTTGTCGGGCAGCGTCGGCAGCGTGGGCTTGTCCGGTGGCGATGGCTTGGCCGCCGGCGGCGCGGGCAGCGTCGTCTCGGCCACGAGTTCGGCCATGGTCAGTTCGCTGGGCCAGTATTTCGCGCTGCGCGCCCACAGGCTCCACGGCCACTGGTAGTGCATCTGGCCCGCGACGGTCAGGGCGACGATCTCCGGCAGCGCGGCCACGGCGTTGCCGCCGCTGTTGTTCGATCCCACACCGTTATGCGCGCCGATGATCGCGCCGCCCGCCGCCCATGACGACGCGCCCTTGTTGATCGTGTGCGCGGGAATGGGGACGGGAGTGCCGTAGAGATCGTAGGGGCCGTTGCCGCCGATGGACACCTGAACCGCAGATAACATTGGTGCCGTCTCCGGCCCTACGCCGACCTGATCCATGTCGATGTAGTCGTTATCCCGGTCCGCGCCGACCAGTTGCATCGGCCCGTTGTAGCCGGGGAATGCGCCCTTGAGGATGTATTCCAGCGCCATCGCGCCCTCGGCCGCGTCGTACCAGGGGCCGACCGGGACGCTGTACAGATCGTCGGCGCGGGCGGCCAACGCCGCCGCCGTCGTCGGGATGTAGCTGGACGCGAACCCGGCGGCTTCGACCTGGGCACCCCACGCATAGACGCCCTGGCCGACGACGCCCGGATAGTTTCGGTGGTCGCCCGCCCCCGTGACCGTCATGCACGGGCCGATGAAGCAGGCGATCCGGTCCGACGCGGCATTGGTGGTGAACGCCAGCGTGGCGCGGAACCATCCGTTGCCGATGGGGGTCAGGGTCGCCACGGCGTCCGCAAGAGCGCCAGCAAGCGGGTCGCCTATGACCGCCGCGCCGCTGGTCAGGTCGTAATAGGCCACGCCCGCCGCGTAGGTCGCTCCCGCGTCTTGGAGGTTCACCTGGATATAGGCGTTGGTGGTGTCGCGCTTGAGGAACACCGACACGGTGTAGGGTGTCGACGCGGCTGTGCCGGTGACGATCGGGCCGATCAGCGAACGGACGCTATCACTCGTGCCGCCCGCGGCGATCAGCGAGGCTCCCGACGTGCCATCTGGCCGCGTTGTCGCGCCAGTAAGCTGCGCGTCGCCGTCTGGCCCCCACGTCGCGTCGATCACGGACGAATAGATGAGGTTGGTCTTGTTCTGTTCGAGCAGCAGCCCGAGCAGGGTCCCCTGCGCGTCGTAGTCCCAGCGCGGCTCGTCCACGGCGGCGGTCCGCAGGATGCCGGTGGCGTCGATGTAGGTGCCCCCGCTGGCGCGGGCGAACACGATGCGCGGGTCGAGCGGGCCGGGCTGCAAGAAGTCGATTGTGAGGGATGGTGGCTTCGGCTTGGGCGTGGCCCGGCGCAGCGTGGCGTTGTTGATCCCGACAGTGAAGTCCACCGCATCGCCGACGGCGGCGACGGACCAGTACGGGGTGAATGCTACCGTAGTAGAGTTGGGCGGGTCGGCGGCGTGGATCGCGTTGGGTGGGATGATGTAGGTGCGCGGGGTCGCGGTGGCGTCCAGGAAGCTCGTCGTGACGTCGCCGTTGCCGCTGTTCTCGTAGATGTCGAGCGCCCCATACGTGGCCCCGGCGAAGCTGCCCGCGATCAGCCAGATTTCCGCGCTGCCGGTGAAAATCTCCTCCGGCGTGTAGGGGACCTGCGGCTGCTGGAACGCCAGGACGATGTAGTTCACCGTGCTCAGCGTGCCGTGGATGTGGAACGAGCAGCCCTCGCCGTCCGGCAGCGGGATGACGTCGACGGTGGCACCGCCGGTTTCGTAGACCGACCACTCCGTTGGCATCGCCCCGTCCGCGCCGACCGTGCCCGCGACCGCGCCGAGGCCGGTCGGGTTGGTGACCAGATTGGGTCCGAGGAAATAGTCCGGCCCGGTGTCGACCGTCAGCAGCCGCCGCAGCGTGACGTTGTTGAACTCAAGCGTGAAATCGAGCGCGTCCCCCGCTGCGAGGACGTAGTAGCCGAAGTCGATGCTGACAGTCTGCCCTGGGTCCGCGATGGTGCCGCCGATGACCGATGGCGGGATGGTGTAGGTTTTCCATGTGGCATCTGCATCAGCGATAGAGACGGAAGCCCAGTCGCCCGCGCTGGCCTGGATCGTCAGGCCCACGCTGTCAATCGTCGGCAAGGTCAGATCGCCCGCCGTCAGCCGCACGTCCACGCTCATGGCGTAGGTGGCCCCCGCGATCAGCGGCGGCTCCGGCTGTTGGAACACGAACTCAAACGCCGTCGAGGCGGTCAGGGCACCATGCACGCGGAACGTGCCGCCTGGGCTGCCCAGCCGCTCGATGACGTCGACGGTCGCGTCGGTGGTGCCAGAAAAGAGGCCCCAATCCGTCGGGAACGCCCCGCCCGCGCCGATGGTCCCCGCGACCGCGCCCAGGCCGGTCGGGTTGGTGATCAGGTTCGGCCCCCACACCTGCTCGGGTCTGGTGCCGCCCCCTGCGTCGGCCCCGCCGCGCGCCACGAGCATCGGCACGCCGACGCCGATGCCAAGGTCGCTCACGGCAGCAGGCCGCTCATCGGTACGCCGTAGCAGTAGCCCGCGAACACCACGTCGGCGGCACCCACGGCGGTCGGCGTGAACGCGGCCACGGCGACCACCCGCAGCGGGTTGTAGCCCGCCACCAGCGGCACCCCGAGCACCACCACGCCCGAGGCCATGGTCAGGTCGGCCACCCCCGCCACGCCGGTCAGCAGCCCGTCGGTGACCGGGAACGGCGTGCCGGGCACGATCAGCTTGAGATGGGAAAACGACGCCGTGCTGAAACGGTAGTCGGTATTCTTGGTTTTCAGGCTCACGACTCGGCTCCCTCGCGCTGCGTTGGATGGATGGTCAGCGTGATGGTCTCGCCGCTGTCATGGGCGGCCTTGAGCTTGGCGAACAGCGCCGCATAGGCGGCGCGCGAGCTGCTGATCGAGTCGTCGTCGCGGCCCTGGCCAACCAGGATGCAGCCCTCGGTATCCTCGGCGGTGTTGCCGGTATGGATGCGCACGCCCTCGAAGCCGGGCACCCCGACCAGCAGCGGCATCAGCACGCCGAAGCGCGGCGAGTGGGTGACGACGACACCGTAGGTGCCGTCCGGGATCGCCGTGCGGCCGGGGATTTTCTCGCGGTCGCGCACGACATCCTCAAGCGTGTGGCACTCGAAATCGTCGTCGACGTGGAGCCTGCCGATGGTGGCACCACTGGCGGACTGCTCGCGGAACAGATCGAGGCGCATAGCCGGACTCCGTCGAACTCTTACGACGGTAGTAACATAGCAAAGGGCGCGGGGGAAACGCCTTAGCGGGCGGTCACTCGCCGCGCAGCTCGCGCACGTCGCTTTGCAGCCGCTGGATTTGCCGCTGCATCCCCGAGACCTCGGAGCCGAGCGTGCGCAGTTCCGCGCGGGTGTGATCGTTCACCTCGATTGCACGGCTCGCCCGCGCGAAGTTCACGCCGATGTCGTCGCGGATCGCCGTGATCGCGTTCTGTAGTCGGTCGAGGCGTTCCATCACGGCCACTTGCCCGGCCTCCAGCCGCGCCAGGGCGGCCAGGATCGGATCGTCGCTCATGGTGCTACTCCGCGTTCGGCCGTTTGCCCTTCTTCTCCAGCAGCAGGTTGACCGCTTCGATCATCAGCGCCTGCAACGAGGTATCCTCGTCGATGCGGAACTGATCGAGCTGCTTCTTGGCCTGCCGGTTGATGAAGAACGCCACCTGCGTGCGACCCTCGCGGGTGCCCACAGGCTTGCCCTTGCCGTTGATCGGCGTCAGCCGCGTGCGGCCCTTGCTCGCCGCTGGGGCACGGCCTGGGACGCGCTCCACGGGCGGCGGCTCGGGCAGGCGGTTCAGTGTTCGCGGTGCTTTCAGTGCCATCAGGCACTCCTCTTGGTTTTGGTGTTGTCGCCGTTCGGCACGGCGGTAACGAGTCGGTCGAGCCGGTCCATGCGGCCCATCAGCTCGCCGTAGAAATCACCCATCTCGCGCGCCGCTATCGAGCTTGGTTCCAGCTCCATCGCGGTATCGCCCGAGGTCAGGCAGGATTGAAACGCCACACGGCTGCGGATGCTGTGCGCCAGATAGGGATATTCCGACGCTACCACCAGCGAGGTCGCGTCCTCGATCTGGCGGCCCCGTGGCGGGGCGGCATTGAACGCGATGGCGAACGGTTTTCGCACAGTGCGGATCATCGCCACCGTCGTGACCACGGCGTCGAGATCGAATTGCGCGGGCCGACATGGGATCAAAATAAAATCGGCCACCCCGGCGGCGACCAGCGCCCCTCTATCGGCGGCGGGGGCCGTGTCGATGACGATCAGATCGTAGCCTTCGCGCGCGGAGTCGGCGCACACCGCGGCGAGTTTGGCCGGATGAGTCGGCAACACGTCGGGGGTGCGCTCGCCGCGCCGCTCGGCCCAGCCGGCGATCGACCCCTGCGGATCGACATCCACGAGCAATGTTCGCAGGCCCTGTCGTTCGGCACAGACCGCGATATGCAGCGCCAGCGTGCTCTTACCAGCACCCCCCTTTTGGGACAGCAGTACCAGTGTTTTCACGGTTACGCGCCCCTTGCATTTTTACTACTGTAGTTTGGTAGCTTTCTAGTGCCGCTGCAAGCTCTTTTCCCAAGGGTCTAGCATGTTGAGACTCTAGGGTTTTATCTTTGACTCGTTCTACCGGCCGCCGCGCGGTCTCTGTGTCCGGCGCGCAGAAAACATAGGTGTTCACGTCCTGGCGGGACGCGACCGAGCTATGGTTCACCCCCCACCAGACCCTGAGACGCGATTTCACCACGCGGAAAAGGCCGAGGTCGGCGAGACGTTTGACGGTTTTCTCGACGGTGGATTTGGCCCGCCCGCACCGCGAGGCAAGCGCCGACATCGAGATGCGGGCGTCGGCGCGGCCCAGCTTGCGGCACTGCCACAGCAAATGGTCGGCGATCACGAAGTCGTAGGGGGTGATCTCGCGGGCGGCGACGGCGGTGCGCAGGCGGCGCGCGGTGGCGGTTGCATGGCCTGGTGAAAAAAAGTTCTGGCTTGGCATCGGCACAGCTCTCCCCGACCCCCCGTGGGGGGTTGAAAAAACGGATGGAGCGTGGCAATGAGGGGGTCGAACGGTTCCTCCTCATTGCCACCAGTATCGGGCCGGTCCTCTGCAAAAGGACCGGCCCAAACTGTTTCCAGGGTGTCACGCCGACTCGCGATCACGCAAGCCGGCGAACCCCGTTAGCAGGGTATCAGACGGCGTCCGGCGGGTGGTTGAGCAGCTTGGCGATGCTGGTGATGTCCTTGATCGCCTCGTCGCGCGCCCGATCCACGGCGGCGGGACGATGGCGCAGCGGCGCTAAATCCGCGCGGGCGAAGTCTTCGATGATCTCACTGAACACGAATGTCGCGAACAGGCGTGCGACCTCACTGGGGTAGCTCATGTCGTCCGCGACGATGCGCGGTGGCGTCGAAGCAGCGGCTCCCGACCTGGGCATTACGTGACCTCCAGGGTGCTACTATCGTAGCAGCCCCACAAGTTAAATGACCGTCCAGGACGGCGACGGCCACGGGTCACTGGGTTCTAACGGGTTTGTCTATGAAGGGGAATAGCTTTCACCCAACTATCGCGACATGGGCAATGGTTTGCCCTTCGTTATATTATTCAGTTGTTTCTATTTAGGCAGCAGGTCGTTTCCGTCCCGCAGTCCTTCTGTAGCTGTCATATTCAGCTTTCAGCGCGTCGCTGATGATCTCGAAATAGCGGAGCTGGTTGACGCCGCCGCCGCGCGCCAGATGGCCCTCGACCGGGCGCAGCACCGGGCGGATCAGGTCGCGCTCCATCGAGCGGTAGATCGCCGCGTCGATCGTGAATTTGGAGCAGGACAGATACTCCGCGAGGTCTTCCCGACGGGGGAAGGGCTGCGGGTCGCCCTTCTTATCAAAGGCGAGCTGGAGCACCAGCGCAAGGACTTTAGATTGTATTTCTGGCTTTCGCCTGCTCTCGTAGGTTGTGCTCAGCCAGTCCGTGATCCGGTCGGCTAGGAAGGCGTCTAAACGAGGGATCGGGGCCGCTTCCCCTATCTGGGAGTGGCTACTGCTGATCCGCTTGGTTGTCATATCCAGGCTTCCTACTACCGTAGTTGGGCATCAAAACGGCGTGCCGGAGCCGCTTGGGACGCATCCGGTGACGCACTGTGTCGCACGCTGCAACGCCTTGTGTCTAGCGGAGTTTACCAAACAAAAACACTACTCTCGTAACTGTGACATGTAACGCTATCGTAACGAATAGGCATTGTTGATACACGAAATCGGCGCGCGTGGCAGGTTAAAAGGGTGTGATTTGAAGGGGTCCAAATTTTTGGAATTAAAATTTCGGAAGCGATTTTAGGCTGGGTGTCTTGGGGGCTTAGATAACAGCACCCCCCAGCCCCCCTCCCCCATGGACAGATGGCCCCCCCGGTGGCCACCCCCCGGCAGGCGCTACTACGTAGTATCTGACCGATCCACTAGGGTGTAGACGACCTAAACTGGTAGCAGGCACCATAGACCTGCGGCGTCTAGCCTACCTGTTCATTTACAATGCGAGCCCGAGCGGTGTTAGGCGGGGAGCTATATCAGGCTAGTGAGACTAGCGGGGCGGAGTTTGGTCAGCCCGACATAACAATGACCCTAATCCAAAGTGCGCACGGTAACGATAACCCCTGCTCGCAATGCGATTGTTAAGTCTGCGGGCGTATGAGGCGCAGATACTGGCAAGCGATGGTGCGATGAACAGAGCGACCGTAGTGAGGTATGGATTGGCAGGCGCATCATAAAGGCATCTTGCGGGTTGGATAGTATCCTTCCGTAGCCGGGCGCGAACGCAACAAATTAGGTCTACAATCGGCCTCTTTATCAGAACGCAAACATCCTGCGCGCCTAGCAACCGCGCGAGATGGGGCTACGCACTCCAACCCCCAACCGTCAAGCCGCGCGTGATCCTCTTAGGGTCGCGCGCGGCTTTTCGTTGTTCCGGCAGTGGCACGCACTCCCGCTTGTCACTACCGGAGCAACCCGGTCAACCCGCTACTACGTAGTAGCATTGGAGGCTAAGCCTATGACAAACGTTCTGAACACGGTTCTCGCCATCAAGGCCAAGCAGACCAACGATGCGGCGCGCTTGTCCTCGATCTCCAGCACGATTACCTCGGTCTGCCGGACCGAGATCGCCTACGCCGACGGTCTCGCGGCCAACGCCAAGGATGAAAACGACAAGGCCAAGGTCGAGGCATCCAACGCCCGTGAGAACGCCATGCGCGCCCTCGCGGACCGCTCCGCCGAGGGTAGCTGGACGGAGCTGGAGATTTCCGCGGCGTCTTCCATGCTGAAGAAGGCCAAGGAAGACCAGCAGGGTCTGTCCAAGTCCATCAAAACGTTCATCTCAGAAGCCGGCGTGGTCATGCACCCCAACGTGCGTGACGACATCGGCCGCATCATCGGGATGTGCAACGACGCCTGGACGATCGAAGGCGAGAACCCCGAGAAGGGTGCGCCGAAGCCGCTGCGTGAGGCGTTCTTGCGCAAGTATCACTGCATCCTCTCGACCTCGCGCTTCATCAAAGACGGCGCGAGCATCCCGACGATGGACCATCTGATCGCCGAGGCGCATCGCGTCATCGCCGACCGCAAGGTGGACACCGCCAAGACTGCCAAGGAACTGGAGGCCATCGTGGGCAAGCTGCGCGCGATCTCCAGCCACTTCGATCTGGCCGACATCGTGGCGGCCGCCGATGGTCTCGCGACCGTGACCAAGGAAGTCCTCGACGCAGTGCGCGGTATGGTTCCCGGTGCTACGACCGTAGTATCGGATCAGCCGGACCAGACGATCGAGGGCCTGCTGAACGAGCCGACCGAGACCGAAGAAGTCCCCGCGACCGAGGAAGTCCCCGAGGTCGAGGTCGAGACGGTCGCGCCGCCCGCACCCAAGGCGGCCAAGCGCGCCCGTGGTGGCAAGAAGTCCATCGGTGCCGCCTTGTCACCCTCAACGTTCACGCCGGATGACGTGGACGCCCTGACGGCAGCCTAAGCCTGACGCCTAAGACTGACCTCGTTGTTACTGCTGTAGTAGGAATAACTAATCCTGCTACAGCAGGAGCGACCCATTCAACCTACAGCACTCGCAACACCGGCGCGCATGAGGCACGCGCCACCGAATGCTGTGGATTTAATGCGCCGCGCCGCCCGATTTGCCCCGCGTGGGTGACCTCGCGAGTGGCAAGCTATCGACTGCCAGGTTTTTGGCGTCGATTACCAAGGTTCCCTGGCAGTTGACTACCCGAGCTAAGTGATTGATTTTGTTCAGGCCGACTTATCGAATGTATCGAATGTATCTACTACCAAGTTTTAAAAATATAGGATACGCGCGATCCCCGGCTGAACTGCTGCTACAAGTTTGGCGGTAGTTTGAGGCACCCGACCTCCCGAGGTTCCGCTCTCTCCTTTATTTTCCTAGGTAATAGATACACTCGATACACTCGATTGCCCCCGGCGACCGGGTATCGTGGCATATCAGACACTTGACGTTTTGCCCGATTACCCCGGATATGACTGCGTTCCTAGGCTTTTCTGGCAGTCGATACACCCCGAGGCTGGCAGCCGATCGCCGACCGCTCGCGATCCCCGCGCGCCACGCCGCGCTCACCCTGGTCCTGCGATGGCACGGATAGGTGGGTGCCGATCACCGAATGCGCACAACCGTTATTTCACTTCCGAAATAACCCCCCACCCTACTACGTAGTAACGGCCACTACCTTAGCAGTTACTACGTAGTGGCGTGGCACCCCGCGCCGCCCACGGTGCCGCTAAGTCCCCTCATGCGGGGAAATTCGGCCCGACTTATTGCTTCCTATTCCTACCGTAGTAACGTCAACCCCAACCAACGGGAACCAACCCCATGCGCTCACCCCTCGCCGCCATCGCGTCCGTCTGGCTCACCGCGCTGATCCCCGCGCTGCTCATCCTGGGCATCGCCTGGCATTTCCACTGGCTCGCCGGCCTCGACCTGCTGACCGCGCTGCTGTTCCTCGCCCTCGCGAGCGGCGTCTACTTCGCGGTCGCGGTGGCGCTCAAGCGCAGCGAACAGCGCAATCGCGCCGCATTGGACGACGCGATCTGCGCGATCTCGAAGTATCAGCGCCTCGTGCATACCCTCGAAGACGAGCTGGCCGCGCGCCAGCTAAAACACCGGATGGACTGGGCCGAGCTGGCTTCTAAGTCGCGCGCCACCCAAGACCGCGCCGCGCCACTTACCAACGTGGTGAACCTGCCACTGGGCGAACTGTGCGAGACCGACCCGCTCGGGTTTGTTCACCCCACACCGACGCCGTCCAAATCCGCCAAGGTGGCCACGCCGACCAAGCGCGCGAGCAAGGCTAAGTCCCCCGCTAAGTCAATGACCAAGCAGGTGACCAAGTCCAAGATACCCGCCTGATCCCCAACACTCTACTACAGTAGGAACATCCACGGTGCATAAGTATCTGTTCACGGTGTCGCGCGGCAACGCCGGCGGCCTGTTCACCACGGTCTCATGGGAGGCCGACCCCGTCGACTACGCCAAGCGCAACCGCGTCGCGCATGACAAGGCCGGTTGGGAAGTGATCTCCTACCGCGCCCTCGCGGCCGAGCCGGTCGCGTATCAGCCGAGCAACGGCATCGACCCGGCGATCACCGAGGCCGCCAAGCGCGCGTTCGCGACCCCGCCCAACTACGCCAAGCCGAAAGCCTAACACCGTCGTGGCTGAGACTACTACCGCAGTAACTACCACCGCAACACCCTACGAAAGTAACTCACATGCTCACGCTCATCTCCGGCATCATCAAGCTCGCCTTCCACGTCTACCTGTTCCTGCTCACCCTCGTGATCGGCGACATGGGTATGTCGAGGCTCTACGATCTGGCCAGATGGTTGTGGTCCGGCGTGCTCGCAGCAATGCTCGCGCTCGGCCTCACGTCGCCCGCCAGCGCCGAAGTCAGCCAGACATCTACGGCCTATGTGATGCCGGGCTGCCACGGCTATGCGGCCAATGCGCCTTGGGCGTCCGCCACCCCGCAGGTCATCCAGATTTCGGGCTACTGCGTGGGCACCGTGCGGGCGCTGGTGTTCTCGCTCGATGGCGTGTGCATCCCCGAGGGCACTGCGACCGGCCCCGCCGTCCAGCGGGTCACGGCCTACCTCGACGCGCGCAGGTCGCGTTGGGACGAAGACTTTCTCCTGATGGTGACCGAAGCGCTCCGAGCCGAGTTCCCCTGCAAATAATACTACCGCAGTAACAACCCAACACTCCAACAGTGAGATCACACCGAATGCGTAAGTTCATGCTCGCCGCGATCGTCGCCCTGACTTTCGCGGCACCCCAGGCCCGTGCCTTCACACAGTTCGGGCAGGGCAACCAGTCCTGCGGCTGGTGGACCGAGAAGCGGAACACCAAACAGGACCTCGGCCCGATGAGCTGGGTGACGGGCTATCTCTCCGGTGTCGCGACAATGGTAGCCACTGACACCTTCGACATGCTGGAAGGCAATGACGCGCAGGGATTGTGGGGCTGGATCGACAATTACTGCCGCACCAACCCGCTAGACAAACTCAGCGCTGCCGTCGATGCACTGGTTGCCACGCTGATCCGTAAGCAGGTCACCACGACCAAGCCGGCCCCCGTGGTGCCGGGCAAGCGCTCCTAATCCCGAGGTCCGCTGGACTCCGGTAGCGTCATCATACTACAGTAGCAACAGCAGCGAGGACGACTGCATCATGGCTGAAACAAATGCGCTCTCCGACATAGAGGCGGCGCGCTACCCGACCCTGGCCGGCTACGTCGGCATCGCCGCGTTCCTGCTCGGCGAGACCCACAACGATCTCAACGTCGCCGCGCGCGACCCGCGCATCCTCTCGCCGAGTCTGCGCCGCATGTGGCGCGAAGCCTACGCCGACGACCCCAACCAGATGCGCACCGTGGCGTGGGACGCCATGCGCGTGCGCATCGCCGAGGACGACGACACCCGGACCGACGGCAATACCGCGCCGCTCTGGTACGGTCCCGCCACCGACCCGCTGCCGTCCATCGCCGCCCGGCTCGAACGCATCAGCGACGCCGAGGCCAGCTACGCGATCAAGATCATCAACGCCGCCCTGCGCATCGTCGGCGACACCGAGCGCGTCACCATCGAGCGCGACGCGCTGGGCCTGCGGGTGACCGCGTTCCGGGGCCGGATGCTCGGCAGCGTGGTCGAGACCTTCGAGCTGATCGGACCCATCGCCCTGGCCGCATGGCGCGCATCCCTCACGCCGTCCAATCCCGCCCTGCGGGCCGAGGGCGAGGACATGTCCGGCTACCGCCCTACCGGCACAACCACGGCTGGCTTCTAGCCAGCGTGGGCCGTGCCGGACCTACCCCCCAGAGGGCCACGTCGCCCTGGGCCTGTAGCGGCTTCCTAGGCCGCGCACGGGCGCATACGTTCGTGTGCGGTTCCAGCTTAACCGTTCGTCACTACCGGAGTACCACCGAATGCAGAACTTCACCGTCGCGCGTCTCGAAGACACCGACGTCATCCTGGTCGCGATCCTCGTGGTGCGCGCCGCCCATATCGAGCTGCACGAGGAGCTGGACGCGATGACCGAGGACGACCCGGAGTTCCGGCACCGGATGAAAACCATGTGCGTGTTCGACGCGGCGGTGTTCCAGCATTTCAAGGCCCGCGCCGACGAGGCCGGCGGCTTCGAGAACCTGGTGCCGGCCGACTCCAAGCCGCTGTCGCCGTTCTACCTGACCGCGGTGCCCGCCTGCGACGACAGCGAGATCGTCTACAACGTGCTCGCCTATGCCCGCGAGACCTATACCAACCATCTCGACGACGGCGAGAACCACCTGAGCTTCGCGCGCGGCGACGGGATACCGCCCTACGAGATCGACCTGCGCGTGCTGCTGGCGCGCAGCAACGCCGAGATTTCCCGCCGCCTGCCCTACCTCGCGACCGAGGACACCGACGAAGTGCTGAGCGAGGACCAGAAGCGCCGCGCCACCCTGCACGCGATGGCGCTGACCGAGCGGGTGCGCCGCCAAGGCCCCGACGCGATCAGCGAGCGCGACTGGATATTCCTGAACGCGGTGATGGCGTCCGACTACGGCCCGAGATACGCCAGGGAAATCGCCAAGGACCTCGGGATCAGCCTGCCGACCCGGCACTGAGATCAGGGTTACTACCGTAACAACAGAGGAGTTAATGCCCGACCATGGAAGATGACGATCTGCCGCCGATGCATCTGCGGTTCACGCTAACAGGCTGGCAACCGCCGCCCCCGATAGCGCCGAAGCTGCGCGAGGCGGGGAGCCAGTTCTCCGATGGTGTGTTCAACTTCACCGGGCTGTTCACGTCCACCGCAGAGCCAGCCATGATCGTGTTCGGCGGGGCTGGCGCGCTCATCGGCGCCATTGGCTGCGCCGTGGCGATGTTGTGCGCCTGTCTGGCCATCGGGCCAATCGGCTGGCTGCTCGGGCTGGTATTGGTGCCGCTGGCATGGGTGGTCGGCCAGAAGATCGGGCTACTGGTCGGGATCATCACCCTGTTCCTCGGGCCAATCCTCCTGATCGCCGCGCTGGTCGACCACGTCAGAGCGCATTGAGTCACTACCGTCGTAACAACCCAGGAGTCCAACACCCTACCATGAAACCCATGCGCGAGGGCTATATGGCCGCGACCGCCTTCGCCCAAAATCTCCCGTTCGTCGGTCGCAACACCGAGGTCCGGGTCGGCGAGGACGTGGTCGATGGCGGCACCGCCACCATCCTCTATCTGCACGGCCACGGCATCATCTGGCGCAACAACATCACCGGCGTGGTCTCGTTCACCATGGCCGGCTACCCGACGCGCATCACCATCGACCGCATCAACTGCGTGCTGATGGCGCTGCGCGATCCGCGTCGGGTGTTCAAGAACAAGGTTACGGTGTGCTTTGGTTTCCCCACCGAACACCACGTCGTCGGACCCTTTGGGGTGGTCGACCTGCACGGCCCCCTGGCCTCGCTCGCCATCGCGGCCGCGCGCCAGCTTGCCCGTGAGAAGCGGGCGGCGGCGGCATTTGCACGCACACAGGCGCGTGTGGCATCCTGATGCTACTGTCGTAACATCGCAACAACACGGAGCAGCCGATGTCCAACCGTCAGCGCCGGCGCGACGAGCACAGCCGCACCCTCACCCGAACGCTCACCGGGTTCGACCAGCTCAAGGCGGTCGATCCGCCCGGCCCGGCCAAGCTGGAACTGCGGCTCTATTACGATGCGCGCCTGTCGCCGACGGGCTGGCAATGCCGCATCTGCACGGTGCGCCCCGACGCCGACGGCGTGCGCAAGCCCAAGACCGTCTACCGGGCCACGGCGCCGACCTTCAAGAACGCCGTGATGACCCTGCTCGACGCGCTTGAGGCGCTGGACCTGCCCGAGTGAACGCCCTGCTTGTCTGCGCGACCACCGCGCTGCTCTGGGCACTGATCGCTTTGGCCGTGAAGTCACTACTGTTGTAACAACATAGGACCCTACCATGAGCGACTACATCCGGGGCCTGACTGACGCGCTCGAACTGGCCAATGCCCGCCCGACCGCCTACGCCTTCTCGGTCGCCAGCGAAATCCAGGGGCTGATCCAGGGCGAAATCAAACGCCTCGCCGACCCCAAGCCCGCGCCCGAGCTGGTGCCGGTGCGCCTGGAACCCTACCCACTGACCGACGAGGAGATCGAGGCGGTGCGCCGCCGGGCGCGCGAGAATTTCACCGAATGAGGCGGTGCGCACCCGGCTAATTGCTGCTACCGTAGTAATCCTACCAACCACGGAGAGCACCGATGCCTACCGCCAGCGCTACCGCCGTGCCGCTCCCGCCGACCATCCGCATCTTCGGGTGTTATACCGACGCCGATGGCAGTTGGAACTTCGATGGCAACAACGACGAGGCGTTGGTCGCCTACATGCGCGACGTCGTCGCCGTGGAAGCGGGCGCGATGCCGAACGCCTACAGCACCTTCGCCGCCTGGGGCACGCCCTACGACTTCGGGCCGAACATGTCATGGACCGTGTGGAATATGATGAGTGCCGGCTTCCAGGGCATTCCGATTGTTTCCTATCGCCCGCACAACGGCGACAATAACCCGTATGGGTGGAACGATCCGCAAGCGTTGGTCGACTACGCCAACGGCATGTATGACGCTACGCTCACGCAACTCGTCGACGACATCTATGCGTCGGGTTGCCGGTTCGTGATCTTTCGTTTCGCATACGAATATAATTTTGATTTCATGCCCTATGCGATGGGCTGGAGCGAGGATCAGCAACAAAAGTGGAAGGCGATGATGGAGCATGTGCTGCGTCTGACCCGAGATTACGCCCGTAGTAACTACCCTGACATGGTCTGGCTGAACTCCCTGTGCTCGGCGATGGGGCGCGGCGGGCAGCCTGCGATGAGCGTCTATCCCGACCCCGATCTGTGGGACATTCTGGCCCCGGATTTTTACGGCACTTATTACGGGGACGGCGATAAAAACAACCCCGATGACCGCAAGCAATTCTGGGAGTTCGGTGCATCGGGCTACGAAAATCCGTGGAACCTGATGACGCAGTTCGCGCTCGATCTCGGCAAGCCGCTGATGATCAGCGAGCACGGCTGCGGCGGCCCGGACGGCGTGCATGACGACGAGCACTGGGTCGATTGGTTCGCCGATCAGGTGGTCAAGTTCCGGCAGGCCGGCGGAAAATGGTGGGGCATCGTGAAATGGGACATCCCGGCCTCCGATGGAAGCTGGCGCTGGTCCAGCGGCACCCAGCCGGCCATCGCCAGCGCGCTCAAGCGCCGCATCAACGATCTGTTGGGCGACGAGATCAGCACGACCAACCCGTTGGGCGACGTGATCGACCCGCCCGATCCCATCGACCCGCCCATCGACCCGCCGCCGGTGACGCCGCCCAACCCCGACGCCGTGGCGTCGCCGGACGGCACCACCGCCACCGCGCCCGGCCTGGTGCTCTACTCTGCCGGTCTCAACAGCTTCGAGCTGGTCGAGCTGGACAACGCGGACGCGGACTATGGCATCGCCTCCAACGGGCAGCACGACCCCGCTACGCATGACGTCGACGTGCTCTATGCCAGCGGCGGCGTGATCTATCAGCAGGCCGACGGCTGGTGGTACGCCAGCGACGACCGCGGCGGCTGGTCCAGCGCCGAGGACCCGACCGGCGCACCCGTGGAGCCGCCCGTGGAGCCGCCCGTGGAGCCACCTGTGACCCCGCCCGGTGGCATCGCGCCCCCGAGCATCGAAATCCCGGTGGCACCGCCGGTGGCGGCCCCCAAGCCGGTCACGGTCACGGTGGCGCTGGCCAAGCCGAACAACACCGTCGAGGTCAGTGACGCGAACAACTGGCTGGCGGCGTCGCAGAAGGTGCCGATCAACACGGTGATCGGCAACTCGGTCTATGACGTCGTCGCGGCGATGATGAAGGACGGCAAATCGACGCTGACCTGCGGCATGAAGGTCCAACCCCCCGACGCCCAGGTCGGGAGCCTCGTGCGCATCCAGACCTAACCCCGAACGAAGCCCGCAGGCCGTCCAGCCTGCGGGCGGGCTACGCCGTCACTACTGTCGTAACAACCCAGGAAGCCAACAACATGAACGATGCCCAGTTCATCACCTACTGCCTCGCGATGGCCGCAACCGAGCGCTGCGCCATGACGCCGGAGCTGCTGGAACGCCTGTTCCGCCTCGCCGGCGACAACGATACCGCCGACGGTTTCAAGGGAATGGCGCACCGGGTCATCCCCGGCTGCCACGGCCTGATCGCCAAGCTGGTGCCGCTGGCGCAGGCGCGGCTGGCCCAGCTCGCGCTCGACCGCGCCAAGCTGGGGCAAATCCGGCAGCTAGCTGCTACTTGGGCCGAGTCGACGCCCGAGACGACCGAATGAGCGCGCCGCTGATCGTGCTCGACAACGACCTACCCTATCCCGACGGCCGCAAGGGCGTGCTCACGCGCGTCGTTGCCGCCATCGAGCACCCGCTGGGGCGGCGGCATCTGCGCACGCTGCAAGCCAGCAAGCTCGGGGACGCCGTCACGGTGCGCGGCCTCAACCAGTCCCGCGAACCACTCGCCAAGCAGATACTCATGCTGCACATCGGCGACGTGCCGACGCTGATCCGCCTACTCGAATATGTGCTGGCCGGACCCTTGGGCCGCACCGCGATCATGTCCGCATCGGGCGGCATTGAGCCTACTACCGTAGCAACAGAGGAATAACATGCCCCGACTGAAATCCGCCGACTTCGACCCGACGCACACGATCTGGGTCAACCATCTCATCGAGTTCCGCATCAAGCTGCGGCTGTGCGCCGGTCCGGCGTCGTTCTCCGACGACTGGGTGGTCGAGCATTTGCAGGACGGCCTCACCGCCACGCAGATCGTCGCCCGCGCCGTGCGCACGCTGCACGACCGCGAGTTGCCGCTGACCCGCAAGGGCTACGCGCTGCTGGCCGCGCAGGCGGGCGCGGAGGGCGACAGCATCGCCGGACTGATCGCCGTTCTCTCATAGTAGGAATACGTTCCTATTGACAGTAGTATCCTAGTGTGCTACTGTAGTAGAAATAAAGCGAGGGACGATGATGTTAGGCGAACGGTTCGGGACCCAGGTATTTTCCTGGACTCCCGTAGGATATACTACAACACTCGATAATTACGCCATGCGCTTCGTTTACTCGATCAATGGCTGGAGAGTGAAGAAGGCTTATTGGAAAGCCCAGCGCGATCTCTGTGAACGGATCGCGCAAGGGCTTGTCGGGTTCCTCTAGCCCCAGAGAGCTGCCTAAACGTGCCGTGCCTTCCAATCCTACTACCGTCGTAACACCCACCAACCCAGGGAACACACCCACCGTGAATATCGAAATCTGCAAGATGGTCATGCTCAAGACCCATCTGGTCGGCATCGAGCGCGATGTCCGCGCCGCCTCCTACCATCTGGAGTCCGGCCCCGGCATCGGCAAATCCGCCGGCACCGAGCAGTACTGCGAAATGCTCGCCGCCGAGATCAACAAGCCGGTCGGCCTCGTCGTGATGATGCTGGCCAGTGTCGAGTCCGTCGACGTGCGTGGCTTCATGTTTCCGGCCAAGCGCGAGAACGGCCTGGTCCCCGGCACCGTGTTTACCGAGGCGCCGTGGCTGCCGGTGCGCTACAACACCCGCGTCGTCATGCCGGACGGCGAGTGGTATTTCGAGGGCGAATGGGAGGGCGCGATCCCCGAGGTCGGCGTGCTCTTTCTCGATGAGATGAGCCAAGCCGACGAGGACACGCAGAAGGCCGCGAGCGAACTCGTCTACAAGGGCTCTGTGGGTAGCACGCATCTGCCGCCGCATTGGCGGGTGATCAGCGCGGGCAACCGCACGAGCGACAAGTCCGGCGTCGTCCGCCAGCTCAAGCACATGATCAACCGGCGCGGCAAGCTGTCGGTCGATCCCGAGGTCGGGCCGTGGCTCGACTGGGTGCAGACGCTCGATGCCGATGTGCGCCCGCACTACCTCACCGTCAGCTTCGCGCGGAAGAACCCTGACATCGTGTTCAAGGACGCGATCCCGGACGGCGATGATCAGTACGCCACCCCGCGTTCGCTGATCGCGATGGATCAGGCGCTGATGGCGCTGCGCACGCCCGAGGACATCAAGCACCACCGCGTCCCCACCGATCCCATCGCGCGCGAAGTCTGCGCATCTTGGGTCGGAGCGGCGTCGGCCGCGCAGTATTTCGTCCACGTCAAGTATGCCGAGGAAGTCCCCGACATCGCCGACATCGAACGCGATCCGATGAAGGCCAAATGCGGCGCGACCAAGGACATCCAGATGGTGACCGCGTTCATGCTGTCGCATTACGTGACCAAGCAGAATGCCGCGAAGGTGATGACCTATGTGGGGCGGATGCACGTCGACATGCAGACGCTCGCGGTCTCGACGATCTTGGCCCAGAAGGACAAGGCCGCCGACGTGATCCAGACGGCACCGATGGTGCAGTGGCTCGCCAAGAACAAGGACGTGCTGGTCGCAGCGCGGGCCTGACAACCCCTAAGTCGGGTCTGAAACCCCCAGCTAGACGAGTCAGACCCGACTTAGCTCCCCCATAATTACTACCGTAGGAACTCCATGAACGCGATCACCCAACCCACCCAAACCCAACCGAATGAGAACCACGCCGCGACGCTGAACGAGACCTTGCGCGAGAGCGCGCTGCTGGCCTCGATCCGCGTCTCGCTGTGGTCCGGCGAAACCTCCGACCCCGGCATCATCGAAGACGCCCGCGTCAAGGCCGAGGCGATCGGCAACGTCGGCCGCGCGATCAAGAACCTGCTCGCCGGCGCCGACGCCGATCTCAAGGCGGTCAAGGCGGCCTATGCGGCGATGCGGGCCAAGCATTTCGCGCTCACCCTGCCGTTCACGTCGGACCAGCAGGCCGAGCGCTCGCGCGGTCCAAGGTTACTGCCGACGCTGCTATTCCAGCGCTACCTCGCGGAGATGAGTGCCGCCAAGCGCATCGCCGATGCGGCGCTCGATGCGTTCCTCGACGGCTACCCCGACGCGGTCGACAAGGCGCGGGCCAATCTCGGCGCGCTGGCCAAGGACGACTACCCGACCGTGGCACAGCTTCGCGCGCGGTTCCGGGCCGAGTTCACCTTCGAGCCGATCCCCGCCAGCGCGATCTACCGCAACATCCCCGAAAGCATCCTGACCAAGCTCGCCGCCAGCCTGCAACGCAAGCAGGCCATCGCCATGGAAGGCGCGCTCGATGCCGCGTTCGCCGCCGTGCGCAAGGCCGTCAGCGCCCTGCACGAACGCCTCGCCGACCCCGAGGGCGACTTTCGGGTCGGCACGCTGGACAACGTGCGCGATCTGGCCCCGCTGCTGCCCGCCTGGAACGTGCTGGGCGACGAACGCATGGCGGAGATCGCGGGCATGGTCGCCCGCCTCGAACCCATGCTGCACGCGCCCACGCTGCGGCAGAACGCCGCCGCGCGCCACGAGGCCGCCGACGCCGCCCACGAGATCATCGTCCAACTCGACGAGTGGAAGGTGGGATGAACACCACCCCGTCCGGCCGACCCTACTACGTGGTCGTGCCGATGCCGCGCCACGCCCGCCTGCGGCGTGGTTGGCGGCGCTGGCTGCGTGCCTTCCGTAGATTACTACCGTTGTAACAACCCAGGAAACTAACACCCATGTCCCAGAGTATCGCGACGTCGGCCTACGTGCCGCCGAAGACCCACCCATTTCGCGAAGTCAAGGCAAGCCCGAGCCAGCAGCAGGCCATCGACGTGGCGCTGATCGGGTTCATGGCGCAAGCCCCGTTCTACGCCCACATCTTCTACAGCCTGTGCCGGCTGGTCGTGACCATGGACGTGCCGACGGCGGCGACCGACGGCAGGCACATCTTCATCAACCCGGTGTATCTGGCTGACAAGAAGCCGGGCGAGCGGGTGTTCATCCTGGCGCACGAGATGGATCATATCGTCTGCGGCGACTCGCAGCGCGTGGCCAGCTACGGCCGCGACACCAAGGTGCGCGGTCTCGACTGGGACATGGACCATTTCAACATCGTCGCCGACTATCGCATCAATGCCGGATTGATTGAGGATGGCATCGGCATGATGAATGCGTCGTGGCTCTACGCGCCCGACGTGGCCGGCGGCGATCTCGTCGAGGAGGTCTACGTCAAGAAGTGGAACCCGAACAACGGCGGCGGCGGACGCGGCAAGCCGGGCAAGGGTAACAACGGTAGTAACCCGCCGGGCCGTGGTCCCGGCGGTCAGGGTCAACCCGGAGCCAATCCCCCCAAGGGCTCGACCTACGGCCAGACCGGCAAGGCACCCAGAGGGGGCAGGCCGGACACCAAGGCCGACGCCAATGGCGGCGGCTTCGATCAGGTGCTGGCCCCGCCCGTGGACCCCGTGACCGGCAAGGTCGATCTCCCCGACAAGCAGGAGTTCAAGGAGGCGATTGCCAAGGCCGCCGCCGTGGCCAAGGCCCAAGGCATGTTACCGGCGGGCCTCAAGCGCAAGGTCGACGCCATCCTGGAGCCGCAGATCGACTGGCGCGAGGAAATGCGCCTGCACATCGTCGGTAAGATCGGTCACAACCGCAGTTCGTGGAAGCGTCCGAAGCGCCGCCGTCTGGTGCTGGCGCCGGTGGTGATCATGCCCGGTCGCGTCGGCTCCGGCTCCAACCTCGCGGTGCTCGTGCGGGACACGTCCGGGTCGATGGGTCCGAAGGAATACGGCGTGCTCAACGGCGAGCTGATCGGCGTGCTCGCGGATTGCCGTCCCAAGAAAACGATTGTTCTCGATGTGGACGCCGCGGTGCATCAGGTGAGCGAGGTCTACACGCTGGCCGACGCCGAGGACTTCGTGAACACCGACGCCAAGGGCGGCGGCGGCACCGATTTCCGCCCGGCGTTCGATTGGGTGCGCGAACAGAACCTCAAGCCCGACCTGCTGATCTTCGTGACCGACCTGCTCGGGACGTTCCCCCCGGAGCCGCCACCCTACGACGTGGTCTGGCTCAACACCCACGATAAGGAAAAGAAGGCCCCGTGGGGCAAGACGATCCCGGTGGACCTGAAAGCGGGGTCGAAATGAGCCGCTACCGCCCCCGCGTGCGGGTCACCGGCAAGTTCCCCGATCTGGATGCCCTGCTCGGCGCGCAGAGCGCCAACGTCCGGCGCGCGGTGACCTCCGCCGTCGAGCGCGGCTACTACGTAGTGCCGTGGGACGACACCGCCGACGAGGACCGGCCCAACGTGCTGTGGGGGCAGTTCACCGCCATCGCGCACGCGCTGGCCAAGGTCTACACCGCGACCGGCGCACCGGAGCAGCGCCCGCCGGTCTCGATCGGGCTGCGCCTGTCCAAGCCGCTGGACAGCGAGAGCGCCTTCTACTTCGTCGTGCCCAACCTGCAACGCTACCGCCCGGTCAACATGGCGCTCGGCCTGATCTCCAGGGTCTCTGGCCCCAGGCATGATGCGCACGTCGTCGGCCAGGGCTTCCTGTCTGGCACCAAGCATTCCGACCGGATCGAATACTACGGCACCGGGCGGGACGCGCTGCAAGCCGTCATCAGCATCTTCGAGATCGCGGATCACCGGAGGATACTCCGCGAAGGATAAGCGTGCCTAGCCTACTACTGTCGTAACCCAGGAGACGATCATGCCCAATTTTCGCCTGTCCACCGCCGTCAAGGAAGCCATCAGGACCGAGGCCAAGCGCCTCGCCGATCTCCAGAAGGAGCACATCTACTGCGCCTTCCCGCTGACCCATGCGGAGACGCAGGACACCCTGCTCGATCCCGACGCGCTCAAGCTGTGCATGGAGCTGACCGAGCGGCACGGCTTCAAGCAGGTGTCCACCGACCATGCGCCCACGGTGCTGCTGGCGCATCCGACGATCCGCCGCGCCATCTGCCTGACCCTCACCGGGCCGGACGCATTCTACCTGACCAACAGCACCAGCCCGACCTACGCCAAGACGGCGGTGTCCGGCGGCGAGAACCGCTACATCGCCAGCATGGCGCTCGACCGTCTGCCGCCCGAGCAGGTGGCGGCGCTGGCATCGTGGGCGCATGACGCGACGCGGGCGCACCGGCTGGCCAATCTGATAACGGCTACTGTCGCAGCGGTATTGGAGGAATGCCTGACCGTGGGGCATGTCCACGCGACCTGGCCCTTGCTCGCGACTCTGGCGAAGGGCGACAAGTTATGGCGTGAAAGGTTTTCCAATCCGCCGCGCAACTCCTCGCTCTATGCGCCGACCACCACGCTGATGGCGACGTGGCTGACGCCGATGCGCCATGTCGAGACGATCCTGGCCGGGGCGATGCTGCTGCCGCCGTCCCATCGCGAGGGGCTGCGGCGCGAGCGTGTGATCGCCCTGGACATCCATGCCGTGCAGAAGCTGGATGGGGATAGCCAGTGGTGAAGCGCATCATCGACGGCGTCACCTACAACACCGCCACCGCGACGCAGGTGCATGTCTACTACGAGGATGCCGACGTCACGAAGACGCTCTATCTGACCCGAGGCGGAGGGTTCTTCCTGCATTGGACCGACCGCTCGGACGAGGGGCAGGCGCTCATCGTGATGACCGAGTCCAAGGCGCGTGAGTGGCTGGACGACGTGGGCGCTGATGCTACCGTAGTGTTGGGCGGCGGCTCCGACGAGGCGCGGGTGACGTTGCGGCTGCCGGGTGCGTTGCACAAGCGGCTCGCCATCGACGCCGCCGAACGCGGCCGCTCGCTCAACGAGCACGCTATGCGGCTGCTGGAAGGGGAGCCATGAAGACACCCAAGCCCAAGCGCCGCAACAAGCTGCCCATGACCGACGAGGAGCTGGGGCAGCTCGGGCGGCGGGTCGAGGCGGTCATCACCGATGACGGCCTCGTGCAGCGCAGCCTGCGCGTCACCATGACGGACAAGCTGGTGCTGATCGCCAACGTCTCCGGCAGCGGGCAGGACACCAGCCTCGTGCGGGTGGCGCGCGAGCGCCTGCCCGCGCTGATCGAGGCGCTGGAATACCTGCGCATGGGCCGGATGGGACGCGCCGCCGTCGAGGCGGCGCCGCTTGAAGGACACGAGAAATGGGAGGTATAGTTCACCCCGAGGTCGCGCCCGCCGAGGGCGTTAACTCGTTCCCCACACAGATCGTTACCGGGATAGCACACGAGATAACACCCGGTTTGCACCAGAGTGCGTATTATGGAAACTCGTCGGCAGCAACTACTACCGTCGTAACGCCGACCCGTGGCGCGGGAGCAACGAACCAGTGATCGTCAGTATCGACTTCGAGACGTATTATTCAGTCGAGTATTCGCTGCTGCGGATGCGCGAGATCGACTACATCCTCGATCCTCGTTTCGAGATCATCATGTGCGCGGTGCAGGAGGGCGACGGACCCAACGAGTGCTTCGTCGGCCACGCCAATGTCGCCGCCCGGCTGGCCCGGATCGACTGGAGCCAAGCCGCGCTGCTGTGCCAGAACACCCGCTTTGACGGGGCCATCCTGTTCTGGCATTTCGGCCACCTGCCGGCGCTCTACATGGACACCATGGCGATGGCCCGCGCCCTGCTCGGGCCGGTCACCGGCAAGGTCTCGCTCAAGCGCATCGCCGCGTATCTGGGCCTGCCGCCGAAGGGCGACGACGCCCACAAGAACCGGGGCCGGACGCTGGCCTCGTTCAGCCACGCCGAACTGCGGACCTACGCCGATTACTGCTTGCATGATAATTATTTGTGCCGAACGATCTTCGACCGGCTGCGCCCGGTGTTCCCGAAATCCGAGCTGGCCATCATCGACTGGGTGGTGCGGCTCTATGTGCAGCCGCAGGTCTTCCTCGACCCCGGCGTGCTCGCCGAACATCTAGGCTACGTGCAGGCCGAACGCGATGCGTGCTTCGCGCGCGTGGCGCATATCGACCAGAAGGACCTGCGCTCCAACGACAAGTTTGCTACGTTGTTGGAGTCCCATGGTGTCGACGTCCCACTCAAGGTATCGCCCACGACCGGGATGCTGATCCCGGCGTTCTCAAGAAACGACAAGGCGTTCAAGGAACTCTGCGAGGACGAGACGCAGACCCCCATGGTGCAGGCGCTGCTGGCCGCGCGGGTGCAGTCCAAATCCACCATCGAGATCACCCGCACCCAGGCCATGCTCAACCTCTCGCTCAAGGGCTGGCACGACGGTAGTAACGGCTGGATGCCGGTGCCGATCCGCTTCTACGGTGCCCATACCGGCCGCATGTCGGGCGATGGCGGGTTCAATTTTCAGAACCTCAAACGCGGCAGCCGCATCCGCGCGGCGATCCAGGCCCCGGCGGGCTATCGGATCATCCATCGCGACGCCTCGCAGATCGAGGCGCGCATGGTCGCCTTCCTCGCGGGCTGCCGCACGTTGCTGCGCGCCTTCGCCAATCGCGAGGATGTCTATTGCAAATTCGCCAGCGTTGTTTACGGGCGGCTGATTACTGCTCTGGACAAGCTCGAACGTTTCGTGGGGAAAACCTCGATCCTCGGCTTGGGCTACGGCATGGCGCATGAGCGTTTCCAGCACACGCTGCTCATGGGCACGCCCTCCGTGCGCATGGAGCTGCCGGAGTGCATGACCGTGGTGCAGACCTACCGGATGACCTATTCCGAGATCGTGCATCTCTGGTCGCGGATGCGCGGCATCCTCAACGCCATGCTGGCGGAGTCCGGCGGCGGTGGCTCTGTCAGCTACGGCAACGCCATCGACGCCAAGCTGCCGGCCTGCCTGACGCGCACCAGCGACGCGATTTTCTTACCGAATGGGATGCCGATCGCCTATCCCGATTTGCGCACCACCATGACCATCAACGCGACCGGATCGCCGCAGCCGGAGATTTCCTACCTCAACCCGTTCACCCAGGGGCGGGTGCGCATCTACGGCGCCAAGATGGTGGAGAACATCACGCAGGCGCTGGCCCGCATCGTCATCACCGACACCGCGTTGCGGGTGCGTCACGAAACCGGGCTGTGGCCGTTTATGACGACGCACGACTCGTTGGACTACTGTGTCCCCGAACGCGATGTAGAGCACTGGGACGCCTACCTCGAACGCCAGTTCGCGATCCCGCCGAGCTGGGCACCGACGCTGCCCTTGGCCAGCGAGGGCGGCTGGGGACTCACACTGGCCCAAGCCGAGTCAAGGGTGAATAACTAGCGGATAGCTACTACTGTCGTAAACTTTCTGAGAGGTAACGCCATGCCGCAGTTTTTCCAGTGTCCCAACGACGTCACCATCAACCTCGACCACGTCGCGCGCTATGAGACGGTCCACGCCAAGGACGAGGGCAAGTGGCGGCAACTCACGGTGTTCTACAACGCGGCCGGCGACCGCATGGGCGAGACCCATTTGTCGCTCGCCGAGATCGGGACGCTGCTGCCAGCGGCTCCGGGCGCGTGCATGTGGGAAATCCGGCGCGGCTCGCCCGAGCCGGACGCGGACGGCTTCTATCACAAGCTCTATGCCGACCATAACGACGTCATCGCGTGGCGGCTCTCCCCGGACACCGGCGAATACCCGGTGCCGGTATGCTTGGAGATGACCAGCACCGGCTCGCGGGTGCTGCTCGCCGACACCAGCGGGGCCTTGATCGAGCAATCCGACCGTCGGTTCAACTCGCTGGCGGAGGCGCTGTGCATGATCGCCGACGAGTGGCAATGCAACGAAATCTACATCAACGACCGTCTCATGCCGAGGGCCGCGCTCGAACATCAGATGAGTGAAGGTGCCACTACCGTAGCAACAGAGGACACGCCATGAGCAACGTATTCGACGGCAAGCCTGACGCCCGCCAATCCGACCGCGTCGACCACCCGGTCAGCCGCTTCCGCCCGACCTACCGGGCGCTGACGCCCGAGGAAAAGGCGCTGCACGACCTGATCAAGCTCAAGGCGTCCGAACTCGAAAGCCTGTTCTTCCAGGTGCAGGAAGGCCGCTACCGCGCGCTGGCGATCACCGATCTGGAGAACAGCGTGATGTGGTGCGTGAAGGCCCTGACCCAATGAACGACATCTGGGGCACGCTGCCCGAGGCCGAGGGCTGGGTCGAGTGGTTCGCCTGGCGTCCGGTGCTGGCCTGCGGGCAGTGGCGCTGGCTCGACTACGTCCAGCGTCGCCGCAATCCGGCGAACGTGCCGCCATGGCTGTACGTCGCCGGCCGCGCGCACGACTACCCCGACGGCGAACTCGGTGCGCCGGCGCATTTCCACACCCACACATGCCGCCATTGCGGCGCGAGGTTTTCGATATGACCACGAACAACGTCGTCCAGCTCACCCCCCGGCCGGACGGGCGCAGGGAAGAATGGCGGTTCCCCGACGGCACCGTGGTGGTCATGGAAGTGCCCGCCGAGGAGGAGCCGATCACGGTCAAGCACGCCGTCTTCATCCTCGGTGCCATCGTCCACCATCTGCACACGGTCATGGAGTAAGCGGCATGAGCGGCACTACCGTCGTAACCGCCAAGCCGTTCGCTTGGTCCTACAGCGCGTTGAAAAACTACGAAACCTGCGCCAAGCGCTACTACCACTATAACGTGGTAAAGGATGTCTACGAACCCGAGACGCCGCAACTGGCCGAGGGCAACGCGCTGCACAAGGCGTTCGCCGACCGGCTCGCCCGTGGCACGCCGCTGCCCATCGGCCTGCGCATCCATGAGAAGATGCTATCTCGGCTTGCCGCGGGCGCCAAGACCGAGTTAGCGGTCGAGCAGAAGATGGCGATCACGTCCGGGTTCCAGCCCTGCGCCTACATGGCCAAGGATGTCTGGCTGCGCGGGCAGATCGACGTCATGCGCGTGCTCGGCGGCGACACGGCGGCGGTGATCGACTGGAAGAACGGCCAGCCCAAGGAGGATTTCACGCAGCTCCAGATCAACGCCGCCCTGGTGTTCGCGCACATGCCCGAGATCAACACGGTGCGAAGCTCCCTGTTGTTCGTGCAGCACGACCGCCCCGAGTTCGAGGTTTTCTACCGCGAGGGGTTGGTCGACATCTGGAACGATCTACTGCCTCGCGTCAGAGCCTTGGAAGCCGCGCGAAAACAGCAGGAATACCCCCCCAAGCCGTCGGGACTGTGCAAGAAATACTGCATGGTCACGTCCTGCCCGTACCATGGGCGCGGCGACCGATGATGCGGGAGCCGCTGACCCGACCGAAGCTCGACGCGCTGCGCTTTCAGGCCGACATCGCCGCCATCGTGCGCAGCCAGCTCCCGCGCACCGCGCAGCATCTGCACATCCGCGTCATCGCCGACCCGATGCGCATCGCCGCGCGCGTGATCATTTCCGACCCGACGCCGCGCCAGGGCACGGCAAGCGAGTGGCGCGCGGACCTCGGCCCGCTGCACGTCGGCGAGGGGCTGACGGCCCCGGCCAAGCTGCCCGACGACGTGCTCGCGCTGATCGCGATGCAGGCCAGCTTTGCCGCGCCGGGCACCAACATCGACGAAGTGTTCGCCACCCTCAACCTGCCGGTCAGGAGGATCGTGTGAGCCTCAAGAAGCTGCTTGGTATCCCTACTACAGTAGCAACACCAAAGCCGGATTACGGCATCGACCCCGAGGCGGCGTTTTGGGTAGCCCCGCCCGACGCCCACTCGGAGGCGGCGCTGGCGACGGCGCTGGCGCAGCGCGAACTGGCGCAGCGGGCGCGGGTGGTCGAGACAAGGGCCGCGCTGGATGCGTGGCTGGCGACACAGGCCAACGCGCAGGCCCAGAACATCGCGCAATCGCAGGCGGCGGCACAGGCCCAGTGGAACATGATGCAGGCCCCCTACCCCGTGGGCAGCGTCACGGGCCGTATGCAGGCCCCGACGAGCACAACCCTGATGTCGGGCAATCTGGCGCGCTACAAGGCTGAGGGCGCGCTGCAACGCCTCGCGAGCGCTATCCCCATGCGCCTCGCCGCCGCCATCGCGGACGTGAGGCTGGAACAGGACGACGCGACCGGGCACGTCTACTACGAGGTCCAGACGCAGGGCGGCACGGTGCTGACCTTCGAGGACGCCGATGCGTTCCCGACCGACGCCGACATCGCGCGCATCGCCATCGAGGCAAAATAATAATTCATATACGAAATAACTCTACTAAAACAGGAGTAACAAATGGCGACGACGCCAGAGGGCAAAGTCAAGTCCCGCGTTTCCAAACTGCTTGACAGTTACGGGCGGGACCTCTATTATAATATGCCGGTGCCCGCTGGTTATGGGCGTCCGATGCTTGACTATATCGGCTGGTTCAGAGGGCACCCTTTCGCTATCGAAACGAAGGCACCCCCGGACAAGCCGACGCATAAACGGCGCGAGCCTACCAAGCGCCAGGAAGGGACGATGGAAGACATGGAAGCCGCTGGTGCCGCGATATTCGTTATTGACGATGATGCAGGAATAGCCGGATTGCAGCGCTGGCTCGATGCCATTCGCGGCCCGCTGTTCGACGCCATGACGGACTGCGCGCTAGAGGCATCGCTGTGAGCGTCACCGCATCTGCCGTCACGTTGGCACGTCGGAACACTACCGTAGTAGTGCCTTACCGTGACGATCTCGCCGGGCTGATCCCGCACGCCCGCGCGATGGAGCACCAGGGCGAAAAGTTTTTGGTGTTCCCCAACGACGAAGCCGAGACGCGACTGGCGCGGAATTTT